CGTGACTGCTCTTCAATTCGCGTCTGCTCCTACTATCGAAATAACAACAGCAAATCCGCTTACATTCCCATCTGGTCAGACATTGCCAATTGGAATACGTTCTGGAGTTACTTACTTTGGAAATCTGCTAGACGCAACGCACCTTCAGATTTTTAGTTCTATTTCTGACGCTCAAGCAAATGTTAACGAGGTTCACACGACTGGATCAACAAACCCAATCAACGTCGATATCCGTAAAGAAATCGTACCAGAGACAAAGTTGACTTTTAGCGTTGACCACTTGTTAACCCAAGGTGATCAAGTTCAAGTCTTCACGTCTGGTGGAACACTTCCACAACCCTTGTTGGCAAATCAAAACTACTTTGTAAATATTGTTGATAGCAAGTCTGTATCGATTCACACGACACAAGCGGACGCACTTGCATCTTCTCCAACAAACTTTGTTAGCCCAATCAAACTAACATCCGCTGGAGTTGGTACGATTTCTCTTATTAAGTTAATCCCTGCATCTGTTGTGGCTGGAGACGCAAGCCAGATTACTGCGCCGGGTCTTTCCATTGCCGCTCCAACTGGTGCTGGAGCCAACTTCACCCCAATCGTTGTGGGCAGCGTTGTCTCAGTCAACCTGTCTGATCAAGGTTCAGGATATACCGCTGATCCCACAGTCACCTTTGCTCCTCCTCCAGCACCACCAGTTGGAAGCACAATTTCTACTAGCACAGCAACTGGTTATGCTATCCGCAATTCGATTACATACCAACTCTCATCGATTGTTGTTACAAATCCGGGGTTTGGGTACACAACCGCACCTGCCGTTACAATTTCTGCTCCTCCAATTTCTCCATTAATTAACATTTCATCAATGGTTACAAATGGGATTACTGTTACTGTAAATACGTCTGGAACGCACAGCTATAGAACAGGTGACACTGTAACAATATCTGGAGCAGATCAAGCTGCATACAACGGAGATTTTGTTGTAACAGTTTTAAGTTCCACATCATTTACATATCAGCTTATTACTGAAATTGGACAAACAGTTGCGTTGGTAACAGGCCCAACTGGATTAGTCAGAGTTGGAACAACGGCAACAGCAACAACAACAGCACCTCACGGGTTTTCCGCAGGTCAGGTTATTGCAATTAGTGGTGCTAATCCAGATGGTTACAATGGCAACAAAACATTACTAACCGCTTCTGGAAGCACATTTACTTATACAGTTTCATCTTCTCTAACAACTCCTGCCACTGGAACCATTGAGGCATTTTCATCTCCAGCAACTGGCACATTAAAGGTTAAACTTAAAACTGGAACGCAAGCAGTTGCAAATGCAACCATTGAGACATCTTTTGTCATTGGATTCACTCAAATTTCTGGTGGTTCTGGGTATATTAATTCACCACAAGTAGAAATAACTGGAGGAGGTGGATCTGGAGCAACTGCAACAGCAAATATTGCTGGTGGAGTTGTAACCTCACTTAATGTTGTAACAAGTGGAACTGGATACACAAGTCCACCAATTATAACAATAACTCCATCAACTGGTGTTTTTGTTCAGTTTTCTTCAACTGGAACGATGCCTGCTCCATTGCTTTCTGGAACATCTTATCGCGCAGAAACCCCATTGAACCCATCGACTGGTGTTTTCACTGTTAAGAACGCTGATTTCAGCAAGATCAACATCACATCTTCTCCAACTGGAACATTCTATGTTGTTCTATCTCGCGTTTTCGGAGTTTCATTCACAAACAAGTGGCTAGGGGATTTTACAAACCTAACAACTCCAGAAACGATTTATTGGGGAACCGATTATTTATTGCCTACAACTAGCCCAGCGATTGACAATGGCGCAACGCCTGCATACTTAAATGTATCGTCTACGTCAGTTGCTAGGGCATATACGTCCTCGGCAAATGCAATTGCGGGTGGAACGACTGGTTTGATTAGTGTTGTGTCATTTGGAACTGGGCAGTCTTACTTTGCAAAGAGATTTTCTGTATCTCCGCTTCCATACAACAACCTGATTCAACCCTCGTCCGTGCAATTTTTGCAGGAAAATGAGACAGTGAAGTTTTCAACAAGCGGAGTTCTTCCATCTCCATTGGTTGCTGGAACGGACTACCAAGTTAGGGTGATTGGAGATAGCGTTAATGTGTATTCTGCATCAGTACTGGTTCCGATTACGACCCCCGGCACTGGTCAATTGTCCCTAGATATTCAACGCACATTCACGGCATCCCCATCTACAAGTATTGTTGCTGACGCTTCGCTTTACACAACAGGTCAGTCCGTTACTGTACGAGCCAATTCTGCAGATGTACTTCCATCTGGTCTTGTAGCAGGAACCACATACTTCGTTCGTCGCATCGATAACGATGAGTTTGAATTGTATGCTACCAAGTCACAATCTCAGAACCTAACTAGTACAACTGGTAGAATTTCATTTTTGACTAGCGGACTATCAACGGATAGTAAGTTTTTCGTAGATGCAATTCAAGATCCAATCTTGGTGAAAAGTGTTGCAAACATTCAAAAGCCAATCACAGATGGATTTGTATCCTTGTACGCTATGGACTACGGACGCAGCAACGATTTGACCCTAATTGGTCAATATCACCCCACAGAGGTCAATCCGCAGTACCGCAGGATCCGCATTGGCAAACCATGTGCATGGGCAAGAATTGCCTATAGGATAAAACCTCCAGTCATTACTAGCAAGTATGACTTCATCCCAATTGAGCATACACGCGCAATTATAACTGCTGTTCACGCTTGCGATTTGGAAGATAAGGATTTCGCAGAACAAGCACTGCGTTATTGGGGTTTTGCATTGGCATATCTAAAAAATCAACAAGAACACCAAGATGGTCATGCTTTTGTTCCACCACAAATTAATGATTTGACGTATGGTGATGGAACTGATCCAGTTATGTTCTAGTAATGAAAAGTGAAAACATTACAGCAGGAAGACTAAAAAAAGTCTCAACTGGGTGGGTGCAAGGGGTTAATTCCGTTCGCAACCCGTGGTCATTGCCAGAAAACCAATGCAAGTGGGGTGTAAATGTTAATGTCCGTGGTGGCATCGTGCAAACGAGACCGGGGCATAAGATGCAGCTATCCCTTCCCGCTGGAAACTTCCAAGGTGGTGTCTTGTTTTCTGCAAATAAGCAAAAGGAAACTGCCATCACGCAAGATCGAGATGGCGTGGTTACAACTACTCCAGCTAAAATCTTCGACGTTGATGGAAATGGTGTTGTTGCAAGCGAGTTGTCCTACATGGTGTTTGCCGTGAATGGCAACGTCTACTACTCTCCATTTCCTCTAGTCCAGCCAAGCAACTGGGAAGATTTTCGGCTGAAAAACATTGCGATGTCACCAGACGTTGATCAGTTCGTATTTGCACTTGCCACACGTTCAGCAAACCTATCGACTGGATCTCAAGAATTCGCTACACCAGCGCATCGAATTGTAATGATCCAAGACGGCATTTCATACCCTTCGTACTGGGATGGTGCTGATAAGGCAGGTGTTCAACTTTCCACGATCCCCGTTGGATACTGGATGGCATACTCTGGAAACAGAATGTGGATTTCCGATAAAAATATCGTACTTGCATCCGATTTAGGTGATCCAACCTCATTCCAAGAACGTACAACTGGCACTTCCCGTGGTGACTTCAGCTTTTCACGTCCTATCACTGGCATGACAAGTTATGTCGGTCAAGATACATCAACTCGCTTGATTGTATTTACTGATCGTTCTACCTTCCAACTTAAATCAGGCATACTTGATCGAGATCAATGGGTAACAACTGAAAACTTCCAATCTACATTGTATCCAACTGTTGGTTGCATTGCAGGAAAATCAATTGCTTTCCAAGCAGGTCAAATGTGGTGGTATGCCCAAGGTGGTCTGATGACAGGTGATATTGCAGCGACATCGTATCTGTCCTCACAAGTGCTATTCAAAGACGTTGAAATGGCAAGGGCCAAAAGACTCATGGCAGCAGACCCAACCAAGATTTGTGCCACTGGTTTCGAGAACTACTTGCTCTATTCTATCCCTTACTTGCAGACATTAAATTCAGATACGATGGTAATGGACTACGCTGCTGCTTCTGAATGGGGCAGTGGGGAAAGTAGGTTCCCAGCATGGGCTGGAGTTTGGACAGGTACTCGTCCAGTTGAGTGGACTACAGGTGTTGTTGACGGGCAGTCTCGATGCTTCCATTTTAGTGTAGACTACGCAGCAACAAACGATGGATCATTTAACCACCTTTGGGAGTCATTCCAGCCAGAACGAGTGGATTCTTACCTTCAGATCAATCCAGACAAAACCACAACCACACTCTACAATCGCATTTACTCGCAGTTTGAAACTCCATTGCTTGGTGACGAGATGGATTTAAAGAAGTTTGTGTATGCCGAAATCGAATCAACGCAGATTGGTGGCACAGTTGACCTAAAAGTGTCCTACAGGGGCAGTAAGGGGTCATATAACCCAATCCTTCAAAAGCGCATTCTTGCGGTCACGGATGACTACCAATGGCAGAACACTCCGTATGAGTCAGAGATTCAGAATCTAGGTTTTCTTAACTCACAATACCGAAGGTTGACTACTGAATCCGCGCAACGCAATTCACTTGTTTCAACGTGCGAGTCATACTTGACTGACGATGTCGATAAGGCATTTTCGCTACTAATTGAGTGGTGCGGTGAATTTGGAGTAGAGGTTGTTAGACTCTTCATGGATCCTTGGCAGGAGAAATCCACAGGTGTTCCGCAGGGAGATGAGACTCAATCTTGCGTTGTTGCACAAACTGGTGAAACACTGTTAATCGACCTGTTGCCTAACCCATACGAGCAACAATCGGCAAATGATAATTCGTATAGCGCAAAGATATTTAAAACAGTTACTTTGACCTGTGACGCTGATCCAACAAAATCAATTTCAGCCACGGCATCTGCTACGTTCTTATCTTACATTAGTTTTGAACACGCTCAAGAGGAAGCAGGAGTGCTTGCACTTCAATCCGCAACTGCCGCTGCACAACAATTTAAAGCCCAGAATCCCTGCTAATATGCCATCGATCATTACAGCAACTAAAGAGGTCACTAGCTTTCCAAACAAGTTCATCTCCCCATTTGGTGATGATCCAGTAGTTCCAATTTACTCATCGATCCCATTCACTACTGGTCAAAATAATTGCTTGCCATGTGCAATCTGTGGGAGTAATTCTACGCGCAACAATATCCTAAAAGCACAGGCTGATAAATTTGCTAACTACACACAAACGATAGCCAACCCAGATGATATTCTAGTTGGATTTAATTAATACATATGAGGCCACAAATTGAATATAAACTTGTTCAAAAAGGAACTAATGAATTCTTAGAACTTGTTGATTTTGCTGAAGAATTCGATCATAAGATTATAGAGCATCCTAATATTAATGTTTACGCACATTATCGTGATGGTGTGCTGTTTGGATATTCCGATCATGTTTATATGCCAACTGTGTATCCAGCATTCCATCCTAAGTATACAAGACCGCAAGATGTTATACAAGTTATGAGCGATTGGAAAGCGCACTCACAACTCTCCAACTCACCGGGCTACATTGGTGTGCCATTAAAGGATGAAAGACCTAACTTTACAAACGAAATAATCAAAAAATTAGGGTTGACTCCTCTCAAAAGAGAAGTTTACTCTTTAACTTAATTAACTTATGGGTGGATCAACATACAAACCAGCAATTCAAAAGCCTCGTCCTGATCTTAATATGATGATGGCATCGGAGGCAAACAAGGGCATGTATGGTGGTCTTGCTTCTCAAGCTCGACTTACTGAAATGGCTGCACAGATAAAGCCAATTTACCAAGAGTTCAACCCAAGCGAAGTATCGCAACAAGCATTTGAACTAGGAATTGAAAATGCAAATCGCGCTAGACAATTTGAAGAAAACGTAGATCCAACTCTAGCTAAGATGCGTTCAGGCATGAGTGAGACTGTACAGAATCTAACCTCTCCTGAGAGTTGGCAACAAAAGCTAGGTCAGTGGGCAAAAACAAAAGGACTCGCTCAAATGATGGGGACTGGACTCGACATGGGATCCACCATCGGAAGGTCTGCAATGTTCGATCAATCCACGGCACAGGGTAGGCAGATTGCTTTGGAAGATATGGCACTGCGTCAAAAGTATCTCGACGCAACTCAAATGCAGGGAGGCATTGACCCCGGTTCATTGGTTGCTGCACAGCAAGCAGCAAAAGGACAAAACCAACAGAGTCTTCAAGAATGGCAACGCGGTGTCTTGTCTGGCGCACAGGGTCTTGGTCAAACGGCACAAGACGCAATTAACCGCTCAATGGGTAATATCCAATCTGCTCACACTGCAAACGTAGCAGACACACAAAATTATAACAATATGCGTAACCAAGTTATGGCACAAAACGCGCAAAGCAAAAATGCCGCAATGGGGTCATGGATCGGAGCAGGTGGTGCAGTTGCTGGTGCGGCTACTGCTGCAATTATTATTTGATGAAAAACCTAATACATAAAACAATCGATAAAGCGGTTAGTTGGAACAAACAATGGCCCAATTCGGTCATCTTTTGGTCTGGTGGAAAGGACTCAACTGTCCTTCTGCACTTTCTAAAATTCAAATGTGGAATTGATCTTCCTGTTGTTCAATTTCGTCAGCCAAAATTCCGCGAAAGATATGCGTATTCAGATAAGCTAATTAAAGATTGGCAACTATCAGTATATGAATACCCAGCATTAAAATATGGTCTTTCTGATGGGCCTGATGTCGAAACTGGTGAGGTTAGATTTGATTTACTGCATTACTTCCCTTGGGGCAACAATAACATCGTCCTCTCTTTGGGAACTGAAAGACCTAAAGTAAATGAACCATTTATGTGCGGTGTTGATGACTTTTTAATGCGTCCTACTGGAACATTTAATTTCCCGTGGAACGGAGTCTGGATTGGCACTAAATGGTCGGACACTGACCTAATTAAGGGTCACGTCCCATTGTCGCAGGATATTCGGCACGTTGATGGAAGTCCTGTCTCTCTCTATTTGCTAAAAGATTGGAATGACGAGGATGTTTACGAATACCTAGAGGCAAACAACGTAAAGCCAGACCCAACTCGATATGTCAAAGGCAAGCATGGATGGATGAACAATCCTGACAAGTCACTGAACGCTGACTTCTATCCTGTCTGTCTTAATTGCGTTGATCGTCACCAAGGGCCACACGTTGATTGCCCTAAACTCAAGGCAAAGATAACTAATATTTCACATCTAGCACCTTACGATGACATCGTGATACCAGATTTAGGATTTAAACCAGTAGATTGGAACAACAAAGAATAATAACATTATGGGTGGATCACAACCAGCAAACGCAACAGGGGCAGGAACACAAGTGCCAAATAGTCAATTCGGTGGGCTTCTTGGAAGTGCATCAAATGCCATTGGCAGAACTGGTGACACCATGCAAAATCTATTTTCTGGAAAGTTAGGAACTGGAGCGCAACCTAGACCTGATTACAACCCGCAAAAGCAACAACAGAACCAAATTGGTGATGCATTGAAAGACGCAATTGGTAAGGTTGGTCAAGCGGCATCTTCTCCATATGATCGTGCGGCTAAATCACAATCTGATTCCGCTTCAGCATGGTCTGCCATGCAGCGTGGAAGTGGTGATGGAAGCGGCAGTCTTGGTTTTTCATCTATGGGTGCATATTCTGTACCAGAGACTGGTGAGGAAAAGGTATCACAGGGTTGGGCAGATGCGTTTAAGTCCGTTGGAACTGCTGCAATTGGTGCTTATGGGCAGAAATTTGGTAATCCAGCAACCTCACCCGGAGGTGAATTCAATCCCTATGCTCAAGTTCGCAAACCGCTTTAATGGACAATGAATACGATTGCGAAAAGTGCGGTGCTTGTTGTTGCTTCAAATGGTCTTGGCCTGTGCTGCGAAGAGATCGATCTGATGCGACTGGTATCCCGCAAGAAATGCAAAGGGAAGACTACCCGCTAATGAAAACGACCGATTCCAGATGCATTGCTTTGGATGGAAAAGTTGGTGAGAAGGTGTGTTGCATGGTATATGCAGATAGGCCGAATTCTTGCAGACAATTCCAACCCGGTTCCGATCTTTGCAAAGAAGCGAGAAAGAAATTGACAATTTGAAATATTAAATGTATTTCACTAACAACCAACCAAACAATTAACATTAAAATTAAGGAGTAATATTATGGGAGGAGGATCTCAAAAAGCACCACCACCACCACCAGACAACACACTAGTGTTGCTTGAGCAAATGCGTCAAAATCGAGAGGAATCGGCTCGCGCTCGCCGCGAAACAGACCTTTCGCAACGAAACGCAATGATCGAAGCGCAAAATCAGCAAGCATCCATGCTTGCGCGTGAGGGGTCACAACGCGCCCAGCAGTCCATTAGTGGCATGAATGCCTTAAAAGCAGCAGAAGATGCCGCTGCACGTCAACGTAGCTTGCTTGCGGCACAAGGTGCAGGAGCGGCAGCAACGGGAACTGGATACGATGTCAATGCCGCACGTCAAGGCGCAATGGCAAATCTAGGAGCGGCATCTGGAACCCTCCCATCTACGGGCGCAAATATGCTGAACCCAACGATGGTGAACCCTGCAATGACAACTGCGGCGAATCTTGGCGCGGGTGGTGGTAGCCAGAGGGTCAATCAATTCGCAGTTCCTTCAGCATCTGGACTAACATTCGGCGGGGTATAACCTATGGCACTACCCACTGGTGGCTATTCGTTTACCCCACAGACCGCAAGTCTTGGGGCGAGTCCTCTTTCTGCGTTGAAACCTCTCGACGTTGGAGTAAGCGTATCGTTTACTCCAATGCCGAAATACGAGGTTCCATCCGCGCAGCAGGAGTTAGTCAGTCAGGGTGCTGCAAAGGGGTTCCAAGCGTTAGCTGAACCTATTTTTGGTGCGATTAAGGCAAACGATGATAAGCTTCAAAAAGCAGACGATGAAGCTCTAAAATTTGAAAGAGACAAAGCACTTGCTAGAATCAGAGCAGAAAAGACCCCAGAGGAACTTCTGTATGAAAAAGCAAGACTTGATGATATCTTATCAAGAACAAAGGAGCGTGGTGGAGATAAGATTCCTGTTAGATCAAGGCCAAGAGGAGTATTTAAAAAAACTTCTCGTGAAGAAGAATTACCAAAAAACCCAACACCTGATTTTGAAACACCTTTATTTGGAAGCACGTCAACTGAAGAAGAGTTACCTGCACGAGATTTTAGTAGATTTAAAAGAGGTGGTGTTTTAGCTGATATTTTATTTCAACAACCATCAGCAATTGCAACACCCACATTTGAACCAGTTATCTCACAAGAGCAAATTTTAGCAGTTACAAATCCACATCCTGCTTATATGCAAGCCGCAACTGGAGGTGTTGCCGTTCAACCAGCACCTGTGCCTGAACCAGAGGTTCGCACCGCAATTCCAGTTACGCCAACTCCAGCAGTTCTCCCTGCAACCGCTGTTACAACTCAACCATCTTCATTTAAATCAAATCCTGCTATACTAGCAAAACTTGAAGAAAACAGAGTTAAAATGATTCAAGAAGCAACTGTTGCGGCAGAGGCATCTCAACCATTTCAGGAAGAACCACAACCTAAAATGAGTGTTGAAGAAGAGGTTGGAAACCTAACACAAGACCCATACGAAAGCAAAGAGGACGCAATGATTGCTGCTGCTAGAATCCAAGAGTTAATGCCGAACTATAATCGGCCAAAAATAACACGCGAAACCGACAAGGAGTTAGGCACGACAGTCTATTATGTAGAGGATGCAGAAATAAATGAAAAGTATGTTGCTCCGGGGTCTGCTCCAGAAATGTCAGAAGCGCAAACTAAAGTATGGAATACACTGTCTGATAAAGTTCAGCAAAATCCACTAATTAAAAATGCAATTGACGCTGAAGGTTCTTTTCAGATTGTTGCAAATTCATTAGATGAAAATAATGGATTTGGAGATATTTCGGCTATTAACGCATTTCAAAGAATGGTGGATCCCGGTGTTGCCGTTCGTGAGGGAGATGTCGCATTATTGCAAACTGCTATTCCAAGATTAAAAAGACTTGGATTAACTGTTACAAATCTTGTTGAAGGAGATAGATTAACTCAAGAAGCAAGAGATGAAATTAAAAAACTAGCTAACGCACTTGCAAAAACTAGAATTAATTTAGGAAAACAATCTATTTTAGATTTAAGACAAACTGCTAAATTAAATAAGATTGATCCAGATTTAGTTATTAGAGAATTTAGTATTGCTCCATCTAAATCTGAACTTACAAAAACCATTCAAGTTCTTGAAGAAAAAATGCGAAAGATTCCAAAATCACAATCAAATGATCCCGCTGCAATAGAGATGATTAACACGCGCAATTCTTTAAAAAAGCAATTATTACAAGCTAAATAAAAATGGAAAACGAACCGAGTCTTCTTGATGTTGCAGATGAGGAGTTTGCACAAATAAATAAACCTGAAACAAAACAAGAACAAGGATCAATTCTTGATATTGCAGATGATGAGTTTAAGAAGCAAGAGGAAGAAAGTAATCAAAAGGAGTTTGATGTTGCTAAACTTGAAAAACTAAAGGCAGAAGGCAAACCACTCTCTGAGGTTCAACAAAGAATGATCTTTGATGAACAAGATAAAGTTCCATTGCTACAACAAGCTGGAAGTGGAATTAAAAAATTCATCCCAGCAGCAGCAACTAAAGTTGGGGAGCTTTCAAGGGGAGCATATGAATTAGCAAGGGAAGGTGCTGTTAAGCCTGTTTATGTTGGAACAAAATACCATTTAGGATTAGCTACTCCAAAAGAAACAAATATTGCAGCAAGAGATGCAGAAATTGCGCTTCGTTCTGGTGTTTCTGGATTTATGTCTGATCTTGAAGATACAGCAGGAACAATAATTAAGGGTTATGAGTCTGGTTCTTCATTTACAGATAAACTACAAGGATTGTCTGCTGATGAGAGATTTAAAAGATATCGTTGGAGAGAGACCTTTCAAGGATATCAACAAGCTAGGAGAGACGAAAATCCAGATCGCGCGGCAGCAGTACTTGCAGAAAATGAACTTTTACAAAAAGCTGCTGGAATTGCAGCAAAAATGCAAGGTGGAAATGAAGAAGATGCCAAGGAAGCAGAGAAAGCGTACTCTGAATTGGTTTTAGAATCTGGTCTAACTAGAGAAGAGTTAAACCCATATATTTCTTCACTTGTAGAAGTTATATCTCCAATATCGATCCCCGGTGCTAACATTGCCACCAAGACAATTGGAAAATACACAGGTAAAGCGGTTCAAAAAGGTGGAGAATTGGCTTTAAAAGGAGTTGTAAAGCCAGTTGCTGCTGGAGTTGAAAAGGCAGCAGAACTAACCGAAAAAGGAATTACTGGAGTTCAAACTGGAGCAAGAAAATTAGGAGAATATGTTACTGGAGATCCTGACACTTTAATAAGAGGAGGATCCATTGCAGGACTTATAACTGCACCTCAAATTACTGGAACTATTTTAGCAGCAAAACCAACGGCAATCGCAACAAAACAAGTTGCCAGAACCTTCAAAGACATTGCATCTCAAGTTGACGTTGGAGGTGCTGCTGGACGCAGAGGGTTGGTTGAACGGGCTGGAAGATCAGCAGATTCTGGCGCATTAACAAAAAGATTATTTAGCGCAGAGTCAAGAGGTGGTCTTGGTAGAGCAAGGGCAGCAGACTGGATGATTAGACAGGGTAATGCCATCACTCAACAGGGCGTGAATGGTGCTGTATTAAATACGATCCTTGGTCTTCCAGACATTGAATCAATCGAACAAGGATTTGAAGTTGCGGGATCTGGGTTTGGAGTTGGAGCGTTTACTGGTTCGCGGATAATGGATCGAGCAGGTGCTTTGATTGATCCAAGAACAGGTCTTGCACAGAAGATTGATACAATCATCACTCCAGACCCTAGTTCTAGGAGAGCAGACGAAGATGCTGACATTAAGCGATTCCTATCTTCCGTGGATCCAGATTTGGTTCCTAGAATGGAAAAGCTAGGAAGCATTGATGAACGCAAGAAAGCGATCCAAACTAAAATAGACGATCTTGAGAAAAAGAAAGATGTCACATTCGGCCCAGACGTTCAGGATATTAAGTCAAAAATCAGCAAACTTAAAACCACCATTGAAACGCTAGATAAAGCTACACCACAAACACAAAAGGAAATCTTACGTCAAATACATCTAGCATTTGCTGAAGAAATGGATTTGGCTAAGACAACAGGTAAGGCCGCAGGATTAAATAATATCCAAGTCAAGATTCTTGATCCGTCTGAAATGGAAGGGTTTTTCCGTAATTCTTATGGGGCTACACTAACGGATGCTGAAAGCGTTATTTCACAATTAACTGGCAATCCAAATTTAAGCCCACAAGAAAGTGAGAGTTTAGTAAACGCAAGGAAGGTTGTAGATAGGTTTTACAATGAAGTTGGTTCACTGCAATCTGCCCGTGGTGGTGCTATTTCTGACGGAAGCGAGACTCCAGCATTCATGCGTAAGCAGAACTTGCAAGGAGCAACGATTGTAATCAATGGCGATTTAGTAAAACAACTTTCAGGAGAAGGATTCAATGTCCGAAATGTAGTTGGGCATGAAATGCAACACGCATTGAGCCAATTTTCTGAAGTGCGTGATATGCTTGCTCCTATTCGCAGGGAGTTGTTTGATCAAAACATTGTTAACGATGATGGAACTATTAACAAGGTTACACAGGGAGTTTATTCGGATGAAAAATTAGACGCATATGCAGACACTTATGCTGCTGCAATGTCACCATCTGACAATGGAGAGTCATTTAAGGCGCAATTTGGTGATCAAGATAAACTACGAGCGTATATCAAAGAAGAAGTCCTTTCAGAAATCGCAGGAAGATCTGGCAGAATTAATGGTGGAAAACGGGCTGGATTAGATTCAATTGGAAGGCAAGTTGTCGATTGGATTGAGGTAAAGACACAGAATGGTGTTTTAAAGACAATAAAGGAAACGCTCCGCAAGGGTGGAATCATCGTTGATGATAGTGGTGACATATCCACTGTTCTTGGAGCGGAATTGACCCCAGAATCGCTTGCAATGATTCGGCAATACCAACGCCAATTAAATAATTTAAACCAGAGCATGGTCTACGAGGGCGATGCTAGAAAAGAAGAAGTAGAGATTCCGCTTACGAAGATTCTTTCTGATCGTTCATTGCAGGAAAAATTCAAGAATTCCGATATTTTCGAGAAGGAGCAGGTTGCAACAATGACCGCTCCAGATGGAAGTAAACAGGAGATTCCGCTTCCGCCTGAAGCTGGAGTGGATCCATTTGTTGGAACATACCGAATTCAAGGTGGGCAATTGGTGGATGAAAAGGGAATCCCAATGAACCTTGGGCCTGAAATCACATTTGGCACTATGCCTGATGGAACGCAGGTTGAGGTTGGAACACGAATCGCTCGTAATGTTGATGGAAGTCCAAAGATCCTATCCAATCGTGAAATTGAAGCTAGGTCACGGAATCGCGGAAAGGTTATCCGTAACGCTATCGATTCTGCATTATCCAAAGGTGCATTGCAATTGGAAGATACTGGAAATGGAAACTATCGCGGAGTGATGAGCGAGGCACAGGTTAATGCTGTTCTTGCACTTCCAAACACCATTGTTTCTCCGAATCTTAAACGTCAGATTCTATTTGTTAATGAAATCCTTCGTAGAAAAGATGGCACTAGGATGTACATGGAGTATCAAGCCGCAATGCGCGGAGGTAAATCTAGGGCATTGTCTCCCCAAATCCGAGATGAAATTCCAATTGGATTCCAGTTTTCTAAACAAGGTAACTTTCTAATCACAACAATTTCCGTTAGCAGGATGCATGACAAGATGAATGCTTGGCTTGCTAAAAAACCAGAGAATTTAAAGTTGTGGAATGGTGATACTGCAAACTTTTGGAGTGATGTTATTAAAGTGCTTGATAACCATTCTAAAGGTGATCGTGGTGAAACTGGTCTTGATACAGATGCCGCTGTTGCTCTTGAAAAGAAGAATGCTGTAAACGATTTATTCAACGTATGGAATGCTGACACAAAAGCAGCAAATCCGCGCAGGACTAAATTGCCAGTTCAAAAAGGAAAAGATCCAATTGATGTTATTGTTCGTTCAAGAAGAATTGATCGCATAAACCAGTACAACGAGTCTGCCTTGCAGAAGATGCCATTCAACTATGAGTTGAATAGAGACAACTATATGCCAGCGGAGAACCCATTGGCAGACTTCCAAACTCCAGAGGATTTTGCAAATGACCTTCCGTCTGTAACCGCTGAAGAAATTCGTAACGCAATCAATACAGGAAATCTTGATCAACTAGAATCCAAGTTGCGTGAAGGTGATGACTTAAAACCAGCGGAATCGCTTGATGAGGAAAACGGAAATATTCGTATTGTTTCCATGTTTGACCCTGCATTCATGCCAGAAGATCCAATGGAAAGCGAACCAGAGGTATCAGTATCGGCAACTCAATTCATGCCAGCAGAAACGGAACGCTACCCTACCTCCGAACGTGGAATGTACTCAGGTCTACAAAAGACCATCGACGAGAAAGTCACGGGTAAATTTGCGTCACCAGAACAACTCAAGGCAATCGTCAACAACCCACAGAATGCAAAGGCCGAGGAACTAAAGTGGTCTGGAGTGCTTGGTGAGATTGATCGTCTTGCAGCGGAGAACAGCGGCAAGGTTCCGAAAGACAAGGTCATGGATTACCTTCGCAACGAGGGTGCTATTAAGTTTGATGAAGTAACGCTTGGTGGCAAGGAAGCATTTGATCAGAATAGGTTAAATCAACTTGAGGCTGAATACAGAAACCTCAAAGATCATCCGATTGATGACCCATCATTCGGAGAGGATAAGTACGATGAGTTGATCAAATTAATGAATATCAGGGATCAAAGCACAACTGACACTCTATACAATGAAGCAGAGAGAGTGATGGCGTTGGCTCAACAAGCTCAAAGACGTGGGGACAAAAAGACCGCTGAAAAGTATTTTCGAGAAAACGAGTTTTTAAATACGCGAGCAGAGAAGCTGGATTTACAAGGACAAGGTTTAGCTAATCCTCCAAGATTTGCAGGGCTGCAACTCCCCGGTGGCGCAAACTACCGAGAGGTGGTGATGACGATGCCAGTTAAGCAAAACAAACCTCCATTCAAGCAATGGTTTGAAGAAATGAATCTTGGGTCATTTGATGATTTAAATGAAACTCAAAAAAACCGCTTATTTGATCAATACAAAAATGAAATAGATCCAACTATCCCCTCATACACCTCCTCCCACTTCCCAGACACACCCAACTATGTAGCGCATATGCGTCTCAACGAGCGCACAGACGCGCAGGGTAACAAGGGGGATTTTGTTGAGGAGTTTCAGTCTGATAGGCATCAGGCAGGTAGGGAGAAGGGGTATGCTGCAACACAAGAAGAAATAAATGAATCAAATGCTTTAACCGAAAAAGCAAAACAAATTGGTGGAGTTTCAAATTTATCTGAAGTAGAAAAATCCAGATGGTATGAACTTGCTGATAAAATTAATGCAAGTAATGATAAATCTTTAATCCCAGACGCACCATTCCGCAAAGACTGGTCTATCCAACTCTTCAAACGCGCATTGCGCGATGCCGTGGATGCAGACAAGAAGTGGATTGGTTGGACTACTGGTGATACGCAAGCCGAACGATATGACTTGAGCAAGCAGGTTGATGCAATTGATTATTCAATTGACGAAGATGGTCTTTATTCAGCGTCTGCCATAAAAGGAAAGAATGAAGTATTTTCAAAAGAAGGAATGGAACTCTCTGAAGTAGAGGCAACATTCGGCAAAGAACTTGCACAAAAAATGCAAGAAAATAAAGGTAAGAAGCGAGAAACAGAGGATGGTGACGAATATCACTCACTATCTGGACTTGATCTTAAAGTCGGTGGCGAAGGAATGAAGGGATTCTACGATCAAATCCTTCCTAAAGAGGTTGGCAAGTATGTTGCCAAGATGGGTGGCAAGGTTGAGAGGTCTACAATCAATGTAGCAGATAAAAATAGTCCATATCGTCAAAAACTCATTGAGCAATCACAAGATATTGATCCTATAAAATCAGAAAATGCAAGACGGGCATTGTCTAAATTAGACGCTGAAGAGTTGAAACCAATCTGGCGTGTAAACATCACTCCCGAAATGGCAGGTAAAGTCCGTGGTGGTCAGTTGCAATTCATGCCAGCAGAGCAACCCACCGAATACGAGTCGATCTCTGCGCGTATACGCCCCCTAGAGGGCATATCCGCACCAACCAAGGTGGTTGGAGCGAAGGCACTCTCGCTGGGCAAAATTGAGCCTCCTGTGCGGGGCAAGGCTATGCTGCCTGATATGGAGTTGAAACCTACTATCTCCGAAAAAAGCATCCCTGATTTTAGTGAAATGGATGAAATATCATCTGAATCTGGTGGAGGTGAAGCTAACACATTTAAATCTGGAAATACTTATTACAAAGATTTTAGAAGTAAACAAAAAGGATTTGGAATGTGGAAAGATTCAGAATCTTCAAAATCAAGACCAGCAACAAAAGATGAGTTTTTAACTCGCGTTGCATTACATAATAAACTTTTTCCACAAAGCAGTATTGAAATAATTTCGTTTGATGACAATGGAGTAATTACAAAACAAAAACAAGTTGATGGTGATCAATACGAAACAGATGATGTTCGTGATTTGTTAAAAACAAGAGGATGGGAACACGTTAAAGGTGATACATTTAAACATAAATCTGGCGTAATGATGTATGACGCAGATTACAATGGGGCTACCAAATATGAAACAAATGAATATGGAGAAAAAATTGCAGTAGATTGGACTCCTTTTGATGTTTTATTAGTTCCATCTATTGATACTGATAGCTCAGAAAAAGGCATGCAATCTTCTGACAAAACTGGCTTGCAGTTCATGCCAGCGGAGGGTGCTAAAAAGCCTAAGACTGCTAAAAAAGAACCTAAAAAGAAAAAAGAAGCAGAAAAACAATACATCACAATAGACTCAGGTGATGATGAAACGGTTCCTGTTCTACAAGAAATTAGAAATGGAAAACCATTAACTGATCCAAAGGGGGATCCTAAATTTGTACAACAAAAATACGACCTGCTTGCATCTCCTTTTGTAGATAATTATTCTGGCAATGATCCAGAAGACACAACAAAACCAAATTATGATGAACTTGCTTATGACGTAAGCGGAGTTGCTCAAAAGAAGATCAATGCTGCAATTGATTCTGGTGCTGTTGATGCTGCTGCAAACATCATGGTCAATAAGACCAATGAAGCAATGAAGAATGCTGATATAGCGGCAGGTTCTGGTTGGTATAGCAGAATGCGTGAAAACCTTTTAAATGCTTTGGGTGTTGAGGGGCGCGAGCTTCTTTCGCAATTGCTTGGTGCAACTAGCGCAAAAACCCCAGTAAATGAAAATTTCCTTCAAGCAATGGATGGATATGAAGGCATGAAATCTGGCAGATATGATTCAAATAGAAAAGCATATCTTGAAATGATTAATGCTGAAAGTAAGAACGAATTAAACGATCTTATTGATGATAGGAATTATATTGCAGTTATAAAGAACAAGATATCAGATCTTAATAAGGCAGCAAAAAAATTAACTGGGAAAAAACAAAAGGTAATACAATCAGAGGTTAAAAAGCTAAAAGACTTAATAGCTATCAAACCAGAAGACAGGACTAAAAAGAATAGGTTTTCAATTGTTATTAATGCTTCTGGATTAATGCCATTAAGATCAAATGGAAAGAAGTTCAATGCAAATTCAATGGCAGTAATGAAAGTTATTGCTGGAACTTGGTTGGATAATCGCAAAGCACCAAAGACCCCAAACTTTGCAGGAAACTTATCTGGCAGGACTGTTCAAGCAACAATCGATGTTTGGGCAGCAAGATTCATGCGTCAGATATTGCACGAAGGATATGGAACACCTTGGAGAATTCAACCTAAATCCGAAACTGGTGTAACCAACGAAGATTTCGCTTTGGGTCAGGTTGTAATGCAACGCGCAGCAAAGAAACTTGGAATGAATCCTGACGATTTACAGGCTATTTTGTGGTTTGCAGAAAAGCATAACTGGGATGATCGTGGATGGACAGGAGCAGAGGGGGCAGAAAAATCTAGCTTTGATGAAATCTTTAGTGTATTTTTCCCAAAAAGTAAAAAGCCTTTGACGTTTTCAGAAGCATCCGAGGTTCTCAAATCTCAAAAAAATAAAGACGAATCAATAGACGAATCAATAGATGAACAAATAGATGAAGACACTGATGAAGAATGATGAAAAAGATTTAGCGGAATATGCTAAACTAATGAGAAATCTTCCAATCCAAACTGAAGATGATGACAATGATTTAAGCGAAGCACTTGAAGAAGGTGCTGACTTAAATGAATTGTTAAAAGAAATAGAACAAGAAGAAGAATAAACCTATGCCACTACGAAAATGTGCCTCACAGAATTGCTTTGAACGCAATCTAAAAACTGAAATGAAACACGGCAAGCCGCAGAAGCAAGCACTCGCTATTGCCTATGCCGTACAAAAGAAAGCTAAGACTAAAAAGAAATAGCCTTTTATCTATTAATACATATGAAAAATACAAAACCAGTCAAAGGGATTGGACGTAACCAGTGCGGAGTCGAGGATCACGATGATCCTTGGATTCGTCGCTTGTCAATTGTAGTCGATCAAGCCTGTGCGTTCTTCTGGACGAGAACTCCAGAACGCAGAAAAATTCAACGCGAGTTCCTCGCTAAATTGCATGGCTACTAAACGCAACAACCACCCTGCATTCCCAGTGCCTCATTTCGGTGGAGACGCAAAGACTGGATCAGTAAAGCCAAACTCTGGCATGGGCATGAGGGACTACTTCGCAGCGGCATCACTGCGGGGCTACAGGGCATCAGAAGAATTCTCTGGCGAGTTGCCAGAGATAGTGGCAGAGTTGTCATTCGTCGATGCAGATGCCATGCTCATCGAGCGTGAGAAACAATCATTCAACCAATAATAAATATGTCAGATACAAACACACCAAAACAAGCGGGAGAAGAAGAGACGCAACAAGCAATTGATGCCGTACTCTCACAAATCGACCTAACCAAAATCACCCAGCATGACGTTTACCATGACGTGATGCGGACACTCCAAGAGACGAGCTTCAAGTTCGTCCTCGCAGCAAAATTGATGGAGCATATTTTCGTGCGTGACGGAGTATTCCAAACCAAGGAGCAGGATGATGAGCCACGGAAAGATTGACGGCAATGAGTGGCACAGAAACGGCAAGGGAGATAAGCCCAGAACCAAAACTTGGGAACGAAAATACCAAGACAACTACGACGATATCGACTGGTCTTCCCGACGAAAATCCAAAAAGAGAGATGACGATGAAGACAACGATTCCTGATGTAGTGCGGCAGTTTTTGTCCGAGATTGGACGCAAGGGTGGATGCGTTTCTACCGATAAAAAAGTTGAGGCAGCACGGGCTAATGGTGCGAAAGGTGGCAGACCTCGAAAGATGGAAATCTGCGCGGCAACCTAGTTAGATGCTAGTATGTCACTTGGTTCTTATCCGCACAGCTTGATTCTATCGGCATCTGCGGGTGTCAACAGAATTAAGTAACTATTTTTATCTTAGGTGAAAAATAAATGAAAATAATTATTGCATAACCCAAGCGGCTTGGTATCTTGTTTGTAGTTGAAGGCGCAACGCCAGCAACGAAACCAAAAACCAAATCAAATGAAAGCCACTACAAAAATATCAATCCAAGCTAAGAAAATCGCAGATGCTTACGTTAGTTTGATTATTGAAAATAAAACTCCAGTCATGTTGGCCGCATGGGTTAATCGTTCAAAATATGACTTGATGAATGCAATTAATGATAAGCGTCTCAATATGTCTGATACTTTAGAAAAAATACGCATCGAGGCTAGATTTGAAATAAATCAACAATTAAATAATAACCTAACTTTGAAAAACAGACTTATTCGTCTTCGCTCAATCTAAAGTTTAAAACCCAACCAACAAAATGAAACTATTCAAATCTTCTGAGCATTACAAAAACGCTTCGCACACAAAATTGGTGCAAGCATTGCAAGCAGTTGTTGACGCATATGGTCACAAGGATTCTTTGCTGATAGACCAGTGCAAAGACGCTTTAAAATCCGCTGGAATCTTTCCAAAAAAACATTGTTGACATTCCCAAGCAGATTGGATTATTCTTCAGATCTTATGAACATCACAGACCTCATCAACCAACTCGCAGAAAAAGCCGCACAAGGAAACTGGATCCCCGCTTGCGGTGGAACCGAGGTTCCATTCACATCACGCAGCGGACGCAGACTCCTCTACTGCTGGCAGCAGTCCACGGGCAAACACGCTTACCTCGATTGCGGCAGTGATCTCATCCTGTCTGACGAGGAAGCACGGAACGCACTTGCTCTTTTCTAATATGAGCATCATCGAAACATTCACTCAAGTTCCAGTCATCGTGACGCTCCAGCATTGTCTGGATGCGTTCATGGTAATCGCACCAGCATTCGCAATCATTGGCATAACATTCATCCTCACCCAAAACAAATGACCACATCAATCGCAGTTTCCTATTTTATCTTGTCCTTTGCCTCCTGCTTCGCTTGCTATCGCTTGGGTCAAGAGAACATCCTCCATCGTTTCAAAAAGTATTGCGAGAAGCGCAGGAAAGACGAGCGCACTTGCGAGCAGTGGGAAGATTTTATCAACCAGTAAACAAACAACAAACCAGTAAAACAAATGAACACACAATCCGAAAACATAGCAGAACTAGCAATTGCCTTATCAAAAGCACAGGCAGAAAACGGAACAGTCCACAAGGACGCAAAGAATCCATTCTTCAAATCCAACTACGCTTCATTGGCGCAGGTCTGGGAAAC